CAGTATTTGTTCTCTTGTCATGCTATCAGCTTGTTCATGTAGCACATGAGCCTTATTTACAAGCAGTCCAGTAGCCTTTAATCGCAGTTCTTCAGCACGGATTGCAGCACCATGATTACCGCTTTCCCACGCTTCATTTCTAATCTTGAGCAGGTCACGGACTGACTTCTCTACTGTTACACCAAACCTAGTTCTAGCTTCTTCACGCATTTCTTGATAACGCTCTTGGACGACTGGGTTACGCAACAAGCGAACAGCATCAACGCCAGGGTTCGCATATCCAGCAGATCGTGCTGCAGAAGTTTGCGTCATATCTTTGTGCATAAAGTTATCTAAAAAATCTTGTTGTTTATCTGTTAATCTTTTCTGACCAGATAGCCTTTGCTCCCTAGACAAATCTTCTCCTACTCTTGGCATTACTTTTTCTCCTGTTTGATTTCTTTTAAATCTTCTTTTGTTAATGCGTCACGAAAAGTTAAACCAAAATCATATCCTTGTTTGTAATAGGCAGATGATTTTTTTTTAATATCTAGTTCACGATGTGCAACAGCGTCTATGACACCATCACAAAAAAATGATAAATAGCCTCTTCTTTTTTTCTCCAATGGGTTCTCCATTTTAGTCCTCTTTCGTTTTGGAATTATATAGGGTATGGGGTGGGTTACTTACCACCCCCCTATACCCCCTATAGGGGGGGAAGTTCGGTAAGTTGGTAAGTACCAATGAAATCAATGACTTACAAGCTAAAGTTAACTTGCAATCGTAAAAAGTAAGTTCGGTAAGTAGATTTGATTTATCTAATATTATCAATGACTTATTACTTCCCTCTGTTTTTACTTACCAAGTAAGTTGGTAAGTGGTAAGTAGATTACTCATAAATGACCAAAATTTTGGGGTTATTTGTTCGTTTAAACCAGGTACCATTATCGGTAGCCTCATAGCCTAAATCACGCATAGCCGCCCAAGTTTGAACCCAGCAATAATGACATTCATCATCACCAAGACCGCTACCTTTGTAGCAGTTTAGTTTATGGTCCATATCAATACGCATTTTTTGAGTTAATCCCATTTCAACGGCACAACCGAGGCAGATTGTTCGTTTATTAACAACCAGTTCTCGGTTACGCAGAATTTGCTCGTTGCATTTTGTGCAGCGAACTCTAGGCAAGTTCTTGGAATTGTGGAAATCCGTCTTCATTTTCCTTATACCTCACCTTTTGATGCAGTTCAAAATCACTATAATTAGGTTCATTTTCCAAGACACCAACACCATTAAGGTTATCGCCATCTGTGATCTTGACCCACATTCGCTCTGAACCAACACCTTTGCTTTTACCAAACGCATTAGCTGGAAAGCGAACTTTGGTAAATCCATCAAGCATAAATACTTCATCAGAAGCCAAACCCCAATTATTTGGTAGTGCAACCATATTCTTGCCTAAACTCTGACCTGCTTTAATTTTATTCATTTTTATCTCCCTTTTGCTTTGTTTGTTAATGGAACATGAGTGCCATCCCAATCGTATTCCCAATCGACACCAAGTTCTAAATCATCATTCTTAGATACTTTTTTTGCTAGATTGAGTTTAAGTTCTTGGGCTTGTTCGGCTTCACGAGCCGCCCAGCACAAATTATCTTTATCCATGCCAAAATCTTCATAGCCTTGAGCAATACAATTATAGTAAAATGCTTGTGGCACATTGAAGCCTTTTCTACGCATAACGTAGAACATACACTTACCCTTTGCTCCTGGGATTTCAAGATTGATATAGATTTTTTTATAAAGATATGGGAAACCCTCGAATCTATCTAAGGCTTTCTCACATTTATCTGTAATCTTCCATAAACCAATAGGCACTTCTGCACCCTTGCACTTAATGATGTCTGCAACACCATTAAATACAAGTTTATAGTCCTTAAGCATAAAACTAATCATAGGCTTTGCTTGTGGACAACGCACTTCCATATTGGACATATTTAGATTCGCACCATACGCACCATAATACATTACGCAGTTACTCCCTCATAAATATGCCAAGCACTATCAAATGATAAAAAGTTTAAACAAACATCTTTTGGATGTTTCTTTTCCATGTGCTTTTGAAACACAGTAGAATTAGCCACTTTTTTTGGATAGGCATATAGTTGATTTTTATCATGGTCTACACAAATGTATTTAGTATTCATATCCCTTTTAAGTTTCTTTTGGTCTACAAAATCATACATCTTTTGATGACACCAAACATCTAAAGGTTCAAATGAATCACCACTTTGTTTAATCAAAAAACTTTTGATGTTTTCAATATCTTTCCATGTGAATGAATCGGCTAAATCTTGTCTATCACAACCACCATGACCATTATTGCTTACATAAATAGCCTTTTTGCCATCAACATAAACAATTGCAGTATAACATGGAGTCTCCTGACTACCACTTGCGAAATACTTAATATTTTTAAGTTCTAGTTTCATAACATACTCTCCTTTTGTTAAAATGTTATACTATATATATAAGCACTCATTACCTATATGTCAAACAATTTTAACTGTGGTTTTACATTTTTTATTCTTGCTTTGGCGATTTCGTAGTATTCTTCTTCTTTTTCTATGCCAATGAACCTAAAATCTTCTTCTCTTGATGCCATGCCAGTTGATCCACTACCCATGAATGGATCGAGCACCAGTCCTCCTTTTGGCGTTACCAAGCGAACAAGATATTTCATTAACTCCACTGGCTTCACTGTTGGGTGATTGTTCGCAGCAACGGACTGGTTACGCTGATGTGGCAGCTCCACTTGTTTGTTTCTTCCATCATAGCTGTATTGCTTGGCTTCTCTACGCCCTAGCCCGAAATTACGCTCATCTTTTGATGTCTTTGCACAGTAGAAATACCGAGAAGCGTTGCCATGATCTCCATAAGCTGGCATAAAATCTCCATCATCATCTTTGTTATCTGACCATATTCCCTTGTGTGTTCGTTGTCTGCTGACCTCCGTGCTGCTCGTTGTTGGAAAGATTTCTTGTATTTGTTCGCTTCCGTCGTGCATCACATTACTGGGCCATCTGCCTCCAGTAGTATCAATGTCTGATGCTTCTTTACGCTTGGCGTTAGATGTCTGACCGAATGATAGCTTGTCTACACCAATTGCAGCCTTACTTTGTTCGCCTTGATCACGGAAGTCTGGCATAGTTTCTGGGTGTTTGACCTCGCCCTCTATCCTACAGCCATCAATGTTTATTGCACCAGTTCCGTGTTTCATCACATTGTCTGCTACCGACTTCTCCGACAAAGGCTTTCTTGCCAACACCATTGGTTCATGTGCAGGTTTCAACGCAGTACCCCAACCTTCCCATTCTGAGCTACCTTTAGTTTCCATCTCTGGATTTTTTCTCTCGCCACCATCTCTACCTAAAGAATTATGAAACCCTTTTCCGCCGGGAATCCCATTTTTGTATTGAGGGTGTTTAAATCCAACTTGCACTCTTTTATTACCCGTTTTCTTATCAACTTCTTTGCCTATATTGTGGCTTTTAGGAAACCCACTGCCATACAACCAAATACATTGATCTCTGATTTCAAACCCAGCATCTTCTATGGCAACTGCCATTCTGTGGTATGTTCGTGATCCACTGAACGCAATTAGGTGACCTCCAGGCTTTAACAATTCATAACATTTACGCCATGTGTTTGCCTGGAAAGCTATGTCGCCACCATCCCACTCTTTACCCATGAAACCTTTTGATGCTCTAGCATAAGCACCATCTGTACCAAATTGTGCTGGTGCTGAATCTTCTTTACCGAACCTTTTAACTATTGATGTAAGGTGATACGGCGGATCTGTGACAACGCTATCAACCGAACATTTATCTATTGTCTCCATGACTTCTAAACAGTCGCCATTATAAACTGTGCTACCCTCTATTATTACTTCCATCTAATGTCCTATAAACCATTTCTATTCCGAGATTTTTTGCTATCTTCATGCCTTTTTTCATGCCATCTGACACACCTTTATCTATATAAACTGCCATTAAATCTGCGTGTTTATACCAGTTAAATGCTCTATCCATACCCATTGCTCGTTGCGTTTTGATCGCATCGTCTAAGACTTGTGGATAAAGTAAATGCGAGGCAAATGGTGACTCGCCTCGCATTAATGAATCAAACATACACTTTTTAGCATATGATAAGTTTTGTTTAATTTTGCCCTTGTAGGGCGATTCTATTATGACCAACATTTTAAAAAGTTGTAATCCATTTAATAAGCTTCCTATATGTTTTGACAAACATATTTGGCTGCTTGTGAATAGTTGTAGTCATAATATGCAAATGCAAATATTTATTATTCATGCTATGCTCCCTTTTGATATTTTTGTTCTTCATCATCTTGCTCATTGATTAAGCTTAGTGCATGATCATAACCAATGGAACCATGTTTTTCTTTGATAACATTTAATGCCTGGTCGTTTGTCATGCCATAATCATTAAGTAAATCCCAAAAATGTTGTTCAGCATCAATCAATTCACTGTTTTGTAATTTAGCCATTACGCTGCTCCTTTTCTTCATCTCTACAATCGTAACAAATTTCTCTACCATCATATGGTGGTTCGTCTAAATGGAATTTTTTATCACAATCCCAACATTCATATTCACCCATTAGCTTTCTCCTTTTGCTTTTTGTAAGTTATAGTCGTTAATTTTAGAGCCTAAGTCTTTACTACCAGCCTCACACTGATCAACCCAAACTCTCTTTGTAACATTGCCTTTAGCATCACGATACCTTCTCCAATGTCCTCTTCTCAAGTGCCACCTCTTAGGTGATCCATGACCACTAAAAATCTTTTCATATACAGTTTTACCTCTAGGTTTAGGTAACTCAATATTGATAAGACTATATTCATTTGCAGGTACTCTTTTACCAAATCTGATGTGTTGAAGTTTGTTTTCAGCTGGTTCTTGCTTTTGTTTAACAATAAGATCGTAGTTTAACAAAGCTAAAACGCTAACAAGAAAACGAATATCACCACCTTGAACCAAGTCCAAATGGGTTTTAGTCATTCTTGCCATTTCACTTTCAGCCCAACCCTCTTTAAATTTATCTTTTGGAATCAACCAGTGCATACTACTGCTTTGACAAAGACTAAATCTTGAACAAATATTACTTAGTTCGTGCATTTTTTGAACGCCAAACTCATCTTCTTTGTCTGTATATGGAAAATCCTTAAAATATTTTAAAGAATAAGGACGACCAATAATCTTTTGTCCCATCATAACATTGTCTGCTGAATAAATTGTTTCTTCTTCATGTTTTTCTCTAAAACCATCAACATCTGACATAAACTTTTCTCTGACAGAATTTGGTAATTCTTTTGAATAATTTTCTTTTCTCTTAAAATGATCATAAGAAATATCCATGTTCCATTCTTCTTCGTTATGAACAATAGAGGCTAATGGTGATTGCAGCCATTTGCCATCAATCATGCACCACATCTCATACATAAACCAAGACTGACCACAAGGATGATCATAATGAAAGATGTGATAACCAATACGATCTAAATAATCTTCAGGCTTTTCAATCTTACCTTTGTACTCTGGTAAATATTTATCATACATTTGATTAAGATAATGAACACGATTAGCCTCATTCCACTCAATAAACATATTTTTAAATGGTGGAATTGCAGTTTTAATCATTTCATTAAGTGCTTGAGGATTAGCCATTGAAGCCTCACAAGCGTGTTCAATTAACTTATTGCTTACAACAAACTTTTGTGATTGCACTAATTGTGATTGCATTTGCCTCATTTTGCCCTCTGCAATAGAACCACCCTTATAACCCTGGATAGTTCTTTTTGGCTGCGACATAGCACCAATGATTTCACTTGCCATTAATGGTTTATTAATAAACTCATCTTTAATAAATTTTTCAAAGTTTGACATAATTAATCCTCATATTGCTAGTATAAGATAGTTATAATAGGAAGTCAATGCCAATGTCAAGATAAAAAAAAGACCCAGTTTTTAGCTAGGTCTTTTTTAAACAAACATTTTAAAACAAAAGGCGAAATCAAATAATGATTCCGTACTTCATAAATTATATATAATAACGATAGGCACTCATGTCAACCGAAATCATCTAAAACACTCCTAGAAAATAAATGTGTAGAGTGTTTGTGTACTTTACCATATTCAACTTCTTGTAAAGCACGAGGATCATCTTTGAACGCATCTTTTGCGTGTTCCTCTGGGTCATATTTTGATATTACTTTTTCTTTTGCTTGTTTTTGTCTTAAAATTTTAATATTTTTTGATTTGCAAGCTTTGCAAACAGTTAAATATTTTACTCTATCATAAGAATCTTTTGTTTTTGCAAACAAGATTATTGGCTTACTTTCATTGCATTGTTTACAAGTTTTTATCATTTTCTGCCTCTTTTATAGCGTAAAATATTCTAGCTACTACCTGTGGCACGATACTATTACCTAAACATCTAAGTCGGTGTACCCTGTTGGATACCCCATTAGCCACTCTACCCACACTGGGTTCAGCGTCCCAGAGGATCGGTCTTTCTCTGAAGGCTGGATTTCTTTCTTTGGATAATCCCACTCCACCATTCTTGGTGGTCTTAGTGTGCAACCCAACATCTCCTGTGCTTGTTGTTCGCTCATCTCCCCCGCTTCGACTTTCTTTCGGAAGATCATCGTCTGACCCATTGATGCGTGTCCGTACCCCTTGGTTGTTGGCGTCGGCCACATTATCTCTCTCTCTGCTACAAATGTCCCCAATGTGTGTGCTCTTGTTCCGTTCTGCACTGATGGTGGCACTGTGTATCCGTCCTTCCAATCCCTCGCTCTCGGTGTTGGATACATTTTCACACTGTCTGCTAGGTTCAGACTGTGAGATGTCTGCCCGTCCTTGCTCAAACGTCTGTTGTTCGCTGTCAATTTTGCTTCTGGGTGTTCTATCTCTTGTGTTGTCGGTGTTGGCCACAAGGTCGAAGATGTCTGTTTGTACAAACTCATTGTCTGTTCGTCCACTTGCTCCCTCAAGTTTGCTGGTTTTGTCCTGCCCTTGCGGTGACCCTCCATCAGCTTTACTGTTCCCTCTTCTGAACGAGGTGGCAGATGATCCATTGTGTTCGGTGTAGCCCACAACCCAGCATCGCATTCGTCTATGTTTGGCATCGACGGCTGCAGCTGGAATAAGATATGGGATGGCTTTGTATCCGATACTTTCCAAGTCAGAGAGACTTCTTCGGAGACCCATTGGCATTGTAACAAAGCCTGACACATTTTCGCCAATGACCCATCTAGGCCGTATGTCTTCAATAATCCTAACCATTTCGTGCCAGAGATCTCTGTCATCTTCGCTGCCTTTTTGAGCTCCTGCAACTGACCAGGGTTGGCATGGGAATCCTCCAACAACGATGTCTGCATCTTTGTAATCTTTTCCATTAAAACTCCTTATATCATTATATATTGGCACATCTTTCCAGTGTTTACGCAAGACTTTTTGACAGTATTCATCTCTTTCCACAAAGGCTACTGTCTCAAAGCCACCTACTATTTGTTCGGCGGCATAACTAAATCCTCCAACGCCGCTAAATAAATCTACTATTTTCATCCAGTACACTCCCCACCATCTGTTTGACAAAGGAAAGCTTCATCATTGAAAATCCAGTCTTGTTGTGCGTTAACAAACTTAGAAAAGTTTTTCATGCTTCTGTTACGCTCAAACCTTCTACCAAGTCTTTCTTCTGCATCAATCCACCATTGTGCTAGTTCTGGGTGATCTCTGACCATTGAAGCTAATTGTGATTCTGACTTTAAAAAACACAGATCACAGTTACCCTTAATTGTTTTGCCACGAACAACTGGTAAATCTAATTTAAATGATTGTTTTTGCCAAAATCTATCAACATCAAATATGCTATGATTGGCTTCAACCATAGGGTAATGTGGATAAAAACCATTTTGAAAACCATCTTTGCATCTATGTTTTTCATCTGACCTAATACCCATGATGTTATGCCACTTCTTCCAACCAAGACTTCTAAGGTATTTACTAATAGTATCTCGTTTAAGACTACCAGTACAAAATCTTGCTAATGGATTAGGTAACATCTGATGCTTATTAATTAGCTTATCGAATGGCTCACCCTTTTTACTTGATGTATCATAGTCAACTATTTTGAATATATGTTTATTTTCTTCGTTGAGATCATATTCTAGCCAGACGATCTCCAGGCCCCAGTTGAGCGAACAATCATCAATAAACTTAAGTGTTTGCGGCATTTCTCTACCAGTGTTCGCAAAACAAACAACAGCATTGCCTGGCAAACCATCATTATGATCCATGATTTGCCTCAACATAAATGCACTTGTTCTACCACCACTAAAGCTGATTACACAGTTATTGTCTGGAAGTTTATACATTATCCCTCGCAGTTGTAGCCTCATACTCACCACGACTCATATCGCCATCTATGGTGCCAAGCCACTTCCTACCACCACTTGCACTAAATGAATATTTAGCAAGTCTACCCTCTTGTATGAGTTCTCTTACAATTCCATCTATCATTCTTTGTGTGCAATTATTTAATACGTTTGGTGCATCTGTATCGGCAGACATACGTTGTAGTATTGCATCTGCTCCTGACTGTTGTGTCATGGCTCTGCCCTCACGCTCACAATCAGAAATCCAACTAAACAATGCGTTCTTTTTAATCTCTTTGTTACTTCCACTATGTAATCTTGATATGTCATCACTTCTATCTAAGAGTAAACCACTAAATTCATCTCTAATAAAGTGCCTTATATTTCTGTTTGCAGGACCATTTGATTTAACCACTGCACCATCAAAACATTTGTTTCTTTGATAATCTATACCTAAATCTTGGCAACGTCTTCTGCCAGTAGCTTCATCTATCTGCCATAGTGCAAACGCACAACGAACACCATCAACCAATGCTGACGTACCTCTAATCATATTCCTTGCTTGTTCAGGCGAGCTTACCACTGCATCTTCTTTAACCTTTGTCATATGATGACACATAATGACTGCCGCACCAGTTTCTGTAGCTATCTGTGCTAGTAATCCAGTCAAAGCTGCACCTGCCGCTGGATCAGAGTTTACATCTGCATGAACAAAAGATGCCAAAGGATCAAACACAATTAGTTTTAAATCTTTCATTTGCAGTATTTGTTCGTACAACTTGTCAAATTCTACACTGGTTTTATAGCCATCATGTGTTTCTTGTAGTATAGGAAAAACACCACCAACATTAGGCAAACTCACGATTCGCAACTCATGTTCATAACTTGACCTATTGTTATCGTAGTCAAGTCTTTCAATTCTTCTGTGCATTTCTGATTCATCATCTTCTGCCGTAAAGATAATAGAGTTACCAAACTCACTTATATGACCACCAAACGCTTCTGACATAGGTTGACCACTAGATACTTTCATAGCTAAGTCTAGTGTCATCATACCTTTACCACTATCTCCTGCAGCAGAAAATATAATTGGCACTGCTAATGGTAGTGTGTTCGCTATTAAAAACTTCTGTTGTGGTGCATCTCCAACAAATCTGTTTATCAATAAACTATCATCAAGAAGGTTTATGTTCTTCTTAACTTGCTTAATATTTGCATTAAGAAATTCGTTTATATTGAATTGTTCGGCTACTGCATCTACAACATCCCATCTCTCTGGCTTACCTCTTGGTGGTGTCAATGTTGTTACCGACTTAACTCCAGCATTTAAAGATAACTCCTGGACTAAATCTGCTACTTTGCGACCTGCATTATCATTGTCTGGCCATATGACCAGTTCTTTGTCATGTAATGGTGAGAAGTCAAATAAGTTTGCAGACTTTCTTGATAACATTCCTGCACCACCCATAGTGCAAGTCGCAGTATAACCAAGCTCATTAAGTGCATCTGCACATTTCTCGCCCTCTACCCATATAATCTTATCTGATGCCACAATGTTCGGTATATTATAAAGTGGTCGTACATCAGGCATCTTTGGATAATTACTACCACCAGTAAATTGTCTAAACTCTTTCTTGGGCTTTCCATGACCATCTAATATTGGATTACCCTCGTTATCTTTTGCGTTGTATCTACGAACAAGACATAACAGTTCTCCATCTGCATTTAGGTACTTATGCTCACTATCAAATGGTGTGTTAATGTTTATCTGTGGTGTGTTTGGCTTTATAATTGAGCTTATTGTTTCAATCTCAACTGGATTGTTACTATCAAGATAATCTGAAAATAACTCTTTGACCTCTGTTAATTTCATATTCCTACCCTCCATCAATATCTTAACAATGCCACCTACACCATCAGCTCCATTAAAATCTTGCCCTTTCATAAAATATGGGGATCTTGGATTAATGTCTATTTTTAAGGATTTGCCTGCTTCTCCACCTAACGAGCCAATGGTAAACTGATCACCTCTGACCACACCCTGTGGATAAGTATCCTTTAACATATTAATTTGCACATGAGATGGCACTTTATCGCTAATCAACTCAACGAGTTCTTTAGCATCCATTCCCCTTTTGTTATTGCCAAACCTAACAATGTTCATTACCATTCCTCCTGATGGTGGCACCTTGCTACCTTCTGTGCCGCCATCAACCATCACTCCAACAAGTATCTGTAAATTGACACCATTTACAATCAAAGACATCTTTGTTTTGTGCTATTCTAGGTAGCATTTCATTTTGTTTTGTAGCTTTTAATATATCAACTGCTCTATCACTAGCGTATTGAGCTAAATCTTGATTGAACGGAACCAGTTCATAAAATATTTCACTTGTGTTTTTATTTACAACTGTAAACAAACATGGATTATCTGTTAGTTCCATGTAAGCTTGATACAAAGCCACTTGCACTTCATATGTATGATTGGCTTTTATGCCTCTCATTTTAAAATCTCTAAATTTTTTATCATTAGCAGATTTACATTCCCATAACATTGGATAGCCAACGCTTAAAGGACCAGAACATATGACACCATCTATGTGTCCTTTTATCTCATCGCCTGCTATGGAAAAACCAAACTGTTCTCCCTTACTATCCATTGTTCGTATGTCAAATCCTGCATTTCTAATCCAACCACCCATGCTTTCTTCTAAATCGTGTCCAAGCTGAAATATCCTTAATGTTTGTGCTTTAAAAGCTTTGTCCTCATCAGGATCTTGACCTTTGTATATGTATTGTATTTTTCTAGCACACTTGTCTCCTAGCATTGAGCCACCTAAATATCTACGTCTAGGCTGCCTTTTATTTTTATCAACAATAGTTTTGTCAATAGTTTCTTCAAATAGGGATGTCAATTTCATCAACGGATTCTGATTGTTTGTCGTAGTTTGAGACATATTCAAGAAGTAATTTGTTGAGCTTGTCTTCTGTATATTGTTCATCTTCTTCCAACCTTTTTGAAAATTGCATTATTAATATTGTAGCGAGTATTTGTTCTTCATTAAGTTCGCTTAGTCTTTTATCCCAACCAAATCTTGTAAATAACTTGGTTAAATTTTTTAGTGAATCGTTTCCGATTGTGGGTTTATCCATCTACCTTCTCCCTCTTTATATAAACGTCCTTCTGCTACTTGTTGGTTTTCAACCTTGGCAACAAAACTAATATTTGAAACATAATTTTTATTTTTATCCATGACATTAATTAAAGCTTTATGTAAGTTATCTGCCGTATCATCTGGTGTATCGTTAAAATTAAACTGAACAAACATCTTGCCATCTTTAAAGTTCTCAACACCTGCTTCATTTTCTTCGTGAATTATATATTCAACTACCATTCTTGCCATCTTTTGCCTCTATCGCTAATGCCGCATATCCAATAATATCAATCATGTTGTCTTCAACCTTTGGATTCTGACTGTTTCTAATTTGTTTAATCCCTATCATACATCTGTAAATGTCATTAATGTCTAAGTCTTCTTTCAACTTCTTTCTCAATAATATGTTCCACATTGCAGCGATATTAGTATGCGTATCATAAGCATTACCATGAGTTTTAGCTCTAGGGCCGTTAATTATTAAATCTACTTTTTTTAATGCTTCACTGCGATGCACTGTTACCTCCTTCATAATAATTTAAAATTTTGACATCAATGTCCTTTTTATTCCACAAATAATTTAACCAACAAGCGGCTTTGTATTTGTTCCAACTGAAATCCATAGGTCTAATAAACTGACCTAAACTAGCTAAAGCATCTTTCTGACGCATTGTTACACCTTGGTTCAACCATCTTTTACCCTTCTTTGAGCCATCACTGTCCTCAACGCCTCTTAGAAAGTCATCAGCAGACGCAATAGCTTGTTCCTTAGTACCAACACTAATGATTCGCAAACGCCCTTTGTTTCGCTTTACAATCGCCACAGACAAGTCATCTAAATGTGCTACTAGGCTAAATCCATTAAAACCACTTGCCATCATACATCTTTTGTTTTCAAACAAGTCAAGCCATCTAAATGGCGATCTATCAATCAAATCAACTTCTGTCATAGTAAAGTTTTCAAGAATTTCTTTGTCTTGAGTTCCAAACTCATAGCCACAAATAGGACACTCTCTTGATGATAAAGGTATTTCAGACTGACACTCTGGACAGTTTTTAAGTGGTGTTGCACCTCCAGTGTTCGCTTGAGCACCATCTAGATCCACGCCCTCATCAAGTGATCCATGTGTTAAGACACTTGTGCCAAAATCTAAAACAACGCAGTCTTTCTTAATAAGTCCAGGGTGTTCTTCTTGATTAATTGGTCTTAATCCACGCCCAATCATTTGCACCATTGTAGATTTGTATGAACATGGTCTAGTTAATACAATGCAACTAATTGGTGGTGCATCAAAGCCCTCTGTAAGCACAGCGACATTAACAACAACTTGAACATCTCCATGTTCTAAATCATGTAATATTTGTCTACGTTGTTCGCTTGGTGTATCACCAGTTACAATTTCTGTTCTTACATTTTTACGCCTAAACTCATCACAAACATCTTGTGCATGGACTATAGTGCTACAAAAAATTACTGTCTTTCTTTCATTAGCTTTGTCTTGCCATTCCTCAACAATCTTTTCATTGATGGCTCTCTTGTTCATAATCTTCTCGACCTCTGACATATCAAAGTCGGTTACAGTCCTACGAACACTCTCTAAATCTTTTTGCACACCTACATCAACAACGTATGTTTTTGGTGGTACAAGGAATCCTTCTCTAATCAGAGTGCTAATCTCAATCTGATGTGAGCAATTAGTAAATACTCTTTTTAAACCTTTTCTGTCTCCACGATTAGGCGTTGCAGTAAAACCAACAATCTCTACAGATTCATTAGCTTGTCTTACTTTATCAATGATACGGACATATGTATCTGCTACTGCATGATGACTTTCATCAACAACAACTAAATCAAAATGTTCTATATTATTAAGATTGTTTTCTCTTGATAATGTTTGCACCATGCTAAAAATAGTACTGCCAGACCAGTTCTTTTCTGTGCCATCAACAATGCTAGTAGAAATATTAGTATTAACTTTGGAAAACTTAGTTTTATTCTGTCTTACTAACTCATCTCTATGTTGCAGAACAAGAACCTTTTTACCTTCTTTGAATCTTTTGCCAACCAAAGCAGATAACATAATTGTTTTACCTGCACCTGTGGGTGCAACTACAATTGTGTTTTTATGTTTATCTAGTGCAGTTGAGGCATCCTCTACTGCAACTTCTTGGTATGGTCTTAAAATCATGTTTGTTCCTTAAATGTTGGGTAGCTTTGCGGCATCGGTGCTACCCAAACCGACTCTAGCAGACAGAGAAAGCAGTCTTGCCGCTAGAAATCTAGTAACCTACTTTTGAGCCCAAGGTGGCAAAGTAGTATTAGCAGGTTGTGTTTGCGTTTGTGGTGTTTGCACTGGTTGTTGTGGTGCATTACCACTACCAATGTATTCTTTGCTATTCACAGCTAATGGCAGCAACATTTTATTTTTGTCGGCATAACCATTTGTGCCTTTCTCAACAGCAATCTTTACACAAAACTCTGCACCATCAAGTACATTTAAATCGTTAATGTTACGTCTTGATGCCGCTTCAGGTGATGTATCATTAGGGTCTAAACCAAAAGCACTATTGATAATATCTCTAAAAGTTCTTACGCCAATTTCTTTACACCAAGGCATACCACTTTCAGGATTAATCTTACCACCATCAACCATGACGTTTTGCCAAAACTTACGTTTGTCATACTTGCCACCAACCACAGTAAATTCACATTCAAGCCATTTAGTGCCAGTCTGTCCTACTTTAAACAAAGGTTGTGATGAGTAATCAGAAATAGTTTCTGATCCTCTTTTCATGGTTAAAATTACACGAGCAACAGTTCCAGCAGGGATAAGCTCAAAGTCACCACCCCCACCACCTGTAGGTACACTATTATAATCAATCATTTACGTTCTCCTTCTCACTAGATTTGATTGCATTAGGATCAACAAAGTCCAAACTCTTGTCATCTGTCGATCTACCTTTAATTTTTGCCAATAACTTACCAAGATGTGGCTCCTCAATTACTTCTAATTGACCAGACCTATCTTTTGCTGGATAGCCATACTGATTAAGTGTTTGACATACAAAAGCCCTATACGGACCATGCTCTTCGCTTGGCATTACTGCCATAGTAATTACTTCATCAACGATCCCTGGTAATTCACGACCAGTCTTTGAACCCTCAATTTGTAATTCATATACAGACCTTCCATAGTCATCTACTTTTTCATCAAGAATACCAACGAAGATTACGTTTTTATCTCTGATGTGTTGTAGATGTGTAAGCCATGACATCATCTCACGACCTTGCATACCATAGACTGCTCTTGTATCAATCTTGCCTGTTCTATCAGATTTATTATCCACATGACCAAGGCAATATTGAAAACAAAGTCTGCCTGCAACTGTAATACTATCTACAAAAATAGAATCATATTTTTTCATCATTGCAATTGAGTCACCATACATCTGTGAAACTCTTTCATATTCCACAACGCTATATGGTTGCTCGGGTGTTAGAGCTGGATTTGGACCACCAAGAAAACAAGCAAAATCTCTGCACTCTTCCCATGTCTTAGGACGAATCACATCAATTGGCCATCTCTCAATAGCAGCATCACCAGCTTCTAAGTCCATAAACAAAGTAGTATCAGGATCAAGGGTACGGGCAAGAGTTGTCTTGCCCACACCACTTTGACCACAGACTACAATCTTATGACCTCTTTTTTCTGCTAATCTTTCATCAGCAGTAATAATCTTAAGAGCCATTAGTATCCTCCGTAATATCCACAGATGTACCTGTAAGTTCTACAGTTCTGTGTTCTTGTAGTTTACCCTTAATACCAGGAGGTGCATTGTTATACTTACGCTCATCAATACCATAAGTGATTTTAGCGTAATGCCTTGCATCATCTTCGCTCATATTCATCAAAGACTGTGCTAGACCTTCTTGATCCCAAGTTACCTTCTGTCTTAAGCTTACTTTAACTTTATAGCCCTGCTCATTAAATGTTACAGTTCCATAATCTTTGCCATCATCTGCAAGTTTGTTCCTTGCAGAGTTGCCAAATCTAATTGCAAGATCGTCATTAAGAACACCTTGCTTATCCTTTAACGCTTGGATTTGTTGCTTCAAGTCTTCACGATACTTGAACAAATCCTGCAAAGGCATATTTAAAAAATCTACATTCATAATAATTCCTTTCTCTTATAAAATAGACACTAGATACCTGAACATAGGCACACAAATCCTATTTGTCAACAACCAATATCATTTTTTTTTGTAAGAGAGATGCAATTCTATATTATGAATAGCTTTCATAAGCTTCTTTTTAAGTTTAAACTCTGGTGTTAATATGCCTTTTGCATCTTCAACAACTAGGTTAAAAAGACCATTTTCTTCTTCTAATAAATACCTAAAATCTGCTATATAACTACATATTTTAACATCATTAATAGTCAAATCATATCGTATTTGACGCTCTAATTGAGTAACAATACCAGCTCTTTCCATTGATTTAAGCTGTCCCCAACGCTCTGCTTCCCACTTAGAATCAAACTTTAATCCCATAGCCACAGTTTTTTTTGCGAAATATTTGTTGGGTCTTCGGGTTTTATTGGGTATAATTGGGTATTTATAATTCATGGAGGTAGTATAATGGCAGACACATCTAAATTCAAGTCAATAGGTATTGATGTTTCAACTTACAATAAACTTAAAATTATTTGCGATAAAGAAAGGAGAAATATACGCCAACAGATAGGTTTAATGGTTGATAAAGAATGTGAAAAACAAGGCATAAATAACAATGTTAAGACTTTAGGATTAGGTACCCTCGACCGCTTTCATCCTTGAAATCAGGCGATTCGCTCTGTTTGTTACCTGTTTGTGCCATCTCGAATCTTCCATTTGAACGGCACATTCAGACCAGTCTTTGTTCGCTAGTGCTGCACGGAACATTTTAAATTTTGATAAACGAGGTCTACCCATATTAAACATCATGTTCGCACATATTTTTTGTACTTCTTCTGGTAAATCATCAAAGTTATCAAACAACTCTTTACACTCTGATATTGTTACTTCAATGTCTGTAGCAAACAATTCATTAACACGATCTTCTGATACTGCTGTACCAACTGGTTTGCCGTGTTCCTCATCTTGTTCGGTGATAAGATGGCCGATTCCTGTCGTTGGTAGGTTAAGGTGGTCGAGGTACACGGAGTTTACACTACCCTCATCACGCTTAATCTCTTCTCTTAATTCATCTATGTTCATCTGTTAAATAATTCCCCATATTGCTCTTTTGGCACACTTAATGGTGATCTAACTCTAGCTGCAATAGCCTGATTAGCTGGAGATAAACCTAAAGCCGCACCAGTGCCAGGATTTGTTACATCTATGCTTCCAACAGCAGTGTTTGGATTTGCAGTTTGTATTCCTTGTATTTGATTTGTTGACTGACTTACAACGTCTCTTACAGCTTTATTTACACCTGCGTTTTCTGCAAGTGCTCTTACTTGATTTGATGTATCGTTTACGCTTTCTTCAACAGATTGTGTGATGGCTTGACCTGGTCGGAAAGCATTGGACACGGCAGTTAAAAACACTCTTTGTTGTTCGGCAGTTGGATTTGCAGTTCCCTCTAATTTTTTAGAAGCTTCAACAATCTCTTTCATAGCTTTCTTACCAGTAAATAACTGGCCAAGAACGAACATTTTAGCAATTCTACCCACATTGTTGAATACATTAGCCAATATACCTGCAGCAACAAGATCGCCCTTTGGTATATTATTTGATATTCTAGTTAGTATTTTGCCAAAATCTCTAATATTTCCAGCAACATCTTTTGTTGCTCCAGAATTTGGGAAAATTATATCAAGCTTGTTACTCTTATCTGCTCTAGCAATATTTTTTGCTAGTTGCTTCATACCATCTGCGTTTGTTACGGCACCAACATTATCAAGCATATTCTCAACATAACTACCTCTGATAGTTTTAAGTTCTGCTGGACTGTTTTTATAAAAGTTCATAACGGCTTTTAGATCGCCACGAGTAGCACCTGGAGACATGACCAAATCCAAAGCTTCTTCTGGGTCTAAATTATTGTTTCTAATTTTTGCAAACACACTATTAGATCTTAGTCTTGATGTCTCTTGTAAAGTTTCTATTGTATCTCCTAAAGCTTTAGCAACATTGCCATCTGCGTCTAAACCTTGTTTAACTAAAGTGCTAACTGTTTCTTCATCTAAATTTGTTATTTTTAAGTCTTCAAATTGTTTAGCAAAAGTTTTTAATTGATTGTATTTTTGTCTACCATAAAGCTCAACGCCAGTATCACCTAAATCATCTAATGATTTAATAAACTCATTTGGCTTAAAATTTGTTGGTTTTATAGAATCAAAACCAGTTTTGTTTAAAGCACCTTGCAACCAATCTTTACCCATTTGATTTTTGACTTGATTATATTGCGTATCATCTAAAGCTTTTTTTAATCTGTTAAGACCAGTGGGTGTGCCACCTTTGCCAATAACTTTTTGAGTTAGTCCAGTTAAAGCTCCAGGCCTTGCGATGTTAAATGCTCCACTACGCATTTGAGCAACAAGTTCTTTAGACCCTAAAGTGCTTGATATATCGTTATATAAAGCGGTTCCCTCTCTGAATTGTTTTCTTGCTTTAGGCAATAATTTAGATGCAACTTGTATTTTGCCGAATGCGTCTGAACCTAATTGTTCGGTAATGTCTTTGGTAAGTGAGTCAATATTTGACCTTAGAAGAAGGTTGTCAACTTTGAGAATTGCATCATCCCAAACTTCAGTTAAATTAAAAGAGTTATCAATTATGCCTTTTTGTGCAAGTTCAGCTTCTGTTTTTGGTGCATTTTTGAGATCCCAAAGTTTTCTTCTTAGTTGGTAAGCATCTGTAAATGATGCTTTATCACCTAACGCTCTTAGATCTTCTACTAAAGATAGACCAATTCTACCCTCTTGTGTAGCTAATCTACCAGTCCCTGCTTGTGCAAATTTCTTTTCTGCTAAATCTGCAACTTCTTTAACTAAACTTGTAGGTAAAATTCTTGCATCACCAATAGATGTCTCAATGACCTCATTTATAGTAGCCCATTGTTGTGACATAGTATCTTCAAAGTTCTTTGCAGATTGTTGCACAAAGTTAAAAACATTATCATCTATAAGTTGATTACGCTCTAATCCACCTGCTAAATTATCAGCAGATTGTTTTAAGGCACTCATAATTGTACCATAAGCTTGTGTTTGTTTTTGTGCTAATTCTTTACCAAACTTCTTCTCAAACTCAATAAACAACTGTCCTGCGGATTTTTGACTACCCTCTGTAGCCGCTTGACTAATAAAACTGTTAAGTTCGTTGATTTCTTTTTCCATAGCTGCAGCTATTTTTTGCGTTCTTGGTGAGCCACCTAATACGCTCTCTTGTAATTGTTGAAACTTCGCGGCTATAGGTCTGCCTTTTATTTGTGCTATAGTAGGCTCTAAACCTTTTTCAATACCTTTTGCAGTAATTTTTAAATCTTCTTTACTTGCCTCTTGTATAAATTTCTTACCAGAAGGTGCTATTGCTCGGTAAGCTAATAAAGGTATGCCGAACAACAGTTCACCCGCAGCAGCTATGCCACCTTCGATTGCTGCATCTTGTGCAATGTCTCCAGCAGTTTGTTCGGAAACACCAGCAATACCCTCAATGGCTTCTTCAACAAGAGAGCCACCGCCACCACCAATAAAAGCTCCAACCGCACCACCAAGTAATGTTCCAATACCTGGAGCAATACCAGTTCCTATGGCAGCACCCTTTATTGCACCTGCAACACCAAATCCAAGTTCTGGTATTATGCCAACTAAATCAGATAAATCGTTTCTACTAAAACCTTCTTCATCAATGAGGACATTTTTATCTGTTTGCACTCCAACCTTTTCAGCACCAGTGGGTGTTAAGGCAAGTCTACCTCGATTATCTCTTATATAATCTGACCTAGTAAACCCTTGTGCAGCCAATATCTTTTCTTGTTCTGCATCATTTTCTGCAACTGACAATGCAGACCTAAGACCAAAATCTTGAATACCAGACTCTGTATCAAAGTTCGCTTGTGTTGGTTGACCTTTTACTTGAGAAGTTGTTTTTGTTTCTTCTAATAAATCATCAAAAGTAGGATCTTGTCTTTGTGTTTTAAAAAATTGTGATCTAATAGCATTTGTTTCTTGTTGAGTTGGTTCATCACCTGCTATCTCAACCTTTACTACTCCTTGTGGAGTTTCAACATTTATTATAGCCATTATGTAGTCTCTTGTGCTTTAAATCTATATACGCCATCTTCACCAACAACCATCTTAGTTCCTAATGATCCAGCACCTTTTCTATCTACTTTAACACCAAATTTTTCTAAATTGCTATAAGCTTCTTCAATCTCATCTCTTTTACTTGCAGTAATTTGTTTAAATAATCTACCAAGTTTAGATTTAAGTAGTTTAATATCAGCGTCACCACTTATAACGCCTATACCTCCAACTATTGTATCAACTAATCTTCTATCAGCATCAGAAATAGTTTTACCACTTTCACCTAAAATCTCTGCCGCACTTCTAGCTTTAAGTTCGGTTAACAAAGTATTTAATTGTTTTACTGGATCTGTTTCGCCATCGTCTATTGGCACACCAAAAGATATAGCTAACTGTTTAGCAAAAGATCTAGCTTGTTGTGGCAGAGCAACACCAGT